CATCAACTTGCAACATGTAGTTCCAAGCAGCAACGGTTTTAGCTGCTGCTGCACCACCCGAAACAGTTACAATGGTGTTACTATCTGCAATATCTGTTCCGTTTTTACGGAACCATATATCAATAGTGTCTGTACCAGATCCAGAAACTCTATCAGCCTGTGCAGAAAACTCAATGTTATATACGCCAGGATAACTGAATGTAATTCTTGAATTGGAAACAATACTTACACCATTAGAATTTGGATCTGTATTATTGTAAGTAATTGCATAAGCAAGTGTTGTACCTGCTGCTGCTTGGTCTTGAGTTGACCAGAAACTACCCCAGTATCCTAAAGCTCCACCTGCTCCAGTGGCTCCCGCAGCACCAGTAGCACCTGTTACACCTTGAGAACCAGTAGCACCTGTAGATCCGGTAGCACCAGTTGCTCCGGTGGCTCCGGTGGCTCCTGTTATACCAGTACCACCACCAGTTGAACCAATTGTAATTATATTACCCGATGGAGTTAGAGTAATATTTGATCCAGCCGCTAAAGTAACACCACCACTTAAACCATTTAGTTTACTGACATAACTTCCCGATATACCAGCCACTTCTGTCTTATCCCATGCATAACCATTCCATACCCATGTTATATTATTGAATGTGTACGGATCGCCTGGATCTGGATTACTAGGAAAGTTTATTATCATTGGTATTCCTATTTATCAAAGTTCTACCCATATAACATTACCGTTATTAGTAATGGCTGTGTAAAGTATACCTTCATCTGATCTAAACCAACGATCTCCCGGTGTCGGAGAAGTTGGGCCAGTTAATCCTTCTGTAAAACTACTTGGTGCAGTTCCCTGAGTTGTACCATCAGTGAATTGTAAAAAAGAGTTATTAGTTAGATTAATCGAAGTATCAGCAGAAATAGTTGTAGCAGCAACAGATTTTACCCAAGATAAAGTATAAACTCCATTGCTGCTTGATGTCAGGCTAAGAAAACTATTTAAAGTAGTAGTTCCTTGAGGAAACACATAAAGTCTTCCGCTTGTGTCTGTTATGTTAGATGGAGCCAAAAATCCAATAAAATTATTACCATTATCAGAATTTTCATATAACTTTATACCTGCTCTATTTTTAAATTCCAAATACGATGTTGTACAATTACTTCCGCATATAGCACTATCTTGCCAAGTTAGTTTAGAAGAAGCACCAAAAGAACCATTATCATTAAATTGAATTTCGGTATTACTACCACCGGGAACCCCATCTCCTCCGCTTACACCAGAAATCTGAACTTCTACATTCTTACCCTTACGAACTACATTGACACCAGCACCAGTAAAATTAATATCACTTACTGATTTGATAATTTGTGCTTTGTTGAATTGGATTCCAACAGCACCACCACCAAGAGAAGTAAGATCAAATGTTCCCTTTGTTCCCGAAAGAGAAGTGATTAACTTCTCAATCTTAGTAGAATCAAAACTTAGAGAACGCGCTTTTGCGTCATATACAAGGGGATATGTTGCAGAGACAATACCAGCGGGTCCTGGTTCTCCTTGATCACCCTTCTCTCCTTGCTTTCCGGGTTTTCCGAGAGTTCCATCTTTACCGTCTTTTCCATCTTTACCATTCTTACCATCTTTGCCAGCAAGCCCACTTTCACCTTTATCTCCTTTTTCACCTTTTGCTCCGGTCGCGCCAGTGGAGCCGGGTTCGCCTTTAGGTCCCGATTCTCCACGATCACCCTTTGGTCCTTGCGAACCAGGCTTTCCATCCTTACCTTGCTTACCAGAAGAACCGGGTTTACCTTGTAGTCCTTGAGGACCAACATCACCTCTTTCTCCTTGCTCGCCCTTCTCTCCGCGTTCTCCCTGACGACCTTGAATTCCGGGGATACCTTGTTCACCAGTATCACCCTTCTCTCCTTGATCCCCCTTATCTCCGTTTGCTCCACGATCACCAACAGAACCCTGAAATCCACGAGGACCTTGTTCGCCCTTTGGACCTCTTTCACCGGGGGTTCCTTCTTCTACAATTCTCTGTTGAATTGTTTTATTCACGATAACAACCTTTGGTTCTTCTTCAAGAACTACAGGTTCAACATATGGATTAAAAGATTCTTGAATTAGTTTAGTCGATCCCTGTAGTGTTAGTATCCCTTTTGGTGTGTTTATATTAACTACAGATAGACCAAAACCAACTTGCTGTATATCTCCAACCTCTTCTGTTATTGTAACAACTGTTCCGGCATCCAAACCAAACTGATTATTGCAAAGAACAAACTTATCGCCAGCAATTGGTTTGCTAACAATAATCTTGGAAGAACCCTTTATTTCTTCCTTGAGTTCATTCTTGTTATAATCAAAAAAACTTTTCATTATGGGTGAAGAATTTTCTTCCTAGATTTATTCTGTATAATAAGTGATAGAACTTTCTTACCAGAAGAGTAAACCTGCTTACTGGTTACTATCTTATACTTTTCTGTTAGTTCTATCTTCATCGGGTTACTCTCGGGGAAGAATCAAATCGTCCTTCAAGCATTCTAACAATACCGCCACCAGTTGTTCCTAGGATTCGGAGATCATAAACAAACTTACCGATTGGCATATTAGCCATACCAGTTCCAGTTCCTGTTAGGAAGATACCACCAGTAAAACCAGTTACTCCGTTAACGGAACAGTTTAGGGTTATACCACCATAACCACCAGTATTACCTATAGTAGCACCACGGGGATTTGAGGTGAAGAAAGCAAGAACACCATCCATTTCATATGAACGGCGAACTTGCATTTCTGCTTTGTAATTGGTTAGATCAACAGGAGTACCATTTTCATCCAAATAGCGAATGTGGAGGAAAAGATCTGAACCTTGCTCTGCTGGTATATCGTAATTGGCTGACATAGATTAGCTCCTAACTAATCTATTTAGTTATCGGCTAACTCGTTCTTTTTGCTTGAAGGCTTTAACTTTCTTCTGTTCTTCCTTCTTTTCGATCTTTTTTTCTACTTTAGTCTCTAATTGCTTCATTTTAATCTCAGTAATTAGTCGCTCATATTCCTTGAAATTATTCTTTACTCTTTCCAGTTCTTTTTCTGGTATGATTTTACGATCAATTAGAGCCTTGCAAGCGTTATAACCTTCTTCGATCTTTCCAGCATAGAAAGCAGTGCTTCCAATTTCATCCAAAATACCATAACGATAAACATCAGTATCGATAAACAGAATGTCATCCTTTGGATATGGAATCTCAGCAGCCATACGGGCAAATGCATAAGATAGTGCTGGTTTACCATTCAGTCGATAGATTCTAGCAATCTGATAGAATGGTTCTGCTCTTGTTGGGCGAGCGTTATATGCATCAAGGAATGCTTGTTGAATCTCAACCCAAGGCTTATTCTGCAACGCACGACACATAGCAATTCGGTAGATTGAGTAATATATTTCTTCCGGCCATCCACCCATCTCTACGCGCTTAACATATGCTTCTTCTGCTTTGTCCCATTGATGAGAGTCAAAGTAACTCTGTCCAAGATAGAACTGATAACGAACATTGGTTGGTTCATCGATCAGTGCTTTCTCTAGAAGTTCTGCATCCTTCTTATACTTTTCGATTGGATCGATACCTACATTTCTTGCACCCATAGTTCTGGCGACTACTCTGTATCCGTCATTCAGTCTTTGGATATTTGGAGTCTTTCCTTCGATGCTTGGATATTCATGAAGTACACCATAGTACTTCCATCCAGAATTGGCTTTAAAGATCTGAGTTCTCCACCAAGAGAAATCGCCGCGGCCCATTAGAACGGCATAACCATCTGCGTCTTTGATTTGATCTAATGGAAACTTACCTTCAAGATAATCGTCAGCGTCGATCATGAAGATATAATCGGCTTTACCATCACACAGTTGAAGGGCTTCTGTTCTGTTGTGCCCGAAACTTACCCACGGACGCTCAATGAGTTCTCCGGGAATACCCTTCTCTGCAAAATAGTTTTTGATTAGTTCTTGGGTTCCATCTGTAGAACCCGTATCAACGATCACCCAATAATCAATTTGATCATGGATTGTATCAAAGCATTCTTTGATAATGTGCGTTTCGTTTTTTACGATCATTGATAAACATAATTTATGCATAATTTAAATCTCCACCTTTATTTAGGGCGTGGTGTGAATGTATTATAAATTCTTTCTGTCCAAGTTCAAAGTCGTGATCGACCATCATCTTAATGAGATCATCAACACTAGTTGTTGGTTCCCATCCAAGTTTTTCTTTGGCTTTTGAATAGTCACCAAGTAGTTGATCTACCTCTGCTGGTCTGTAGTATCGTTCATCGATATCAACATATTCTCTATAGTCCATTCCTTTTAGAGCAAATGCTTTCTCACAGAATTCTCTTACAGATATCATTTTATTAGTGGCAATGACATAATCATCTGGTTGTTCTTGTTGTAGCATCATCCACATTGCTTGAACATAATCACCAGCAAATCCCCAATCACGATATGAATCTAGATTGCCAAGATATAGTTTCTTTTGTAATCCTTGATATATTCTTCCAATTGCTCGTGTGATCTTTCGTGTAACAAATGTTTCTCCACGACGAGGACTTTCGTGATTGAAAAGAATACCGCAGGAAGCATGAATACCATAACTCTCTCTATAATTTACGGTGAGATAATGTCCATACACCTTTGCACACCCATATGGAGAACGAGGGTAGAATGGAGTTGTTTCCTTTTGTGGTACTTCCTGTACCTTACCAAACATCTCACTGCTTGATGCTTGGTAGTAACGAATCTTCTTTCCGACTCGCTGTTCATATTCACGAATGGCTTCTAGAACATGAAGAGTTCCAATACCATCTACTTGTCCGGTATAAACAGGAGCATCAAACGAAACACGAACATGGCTCTGTGCGCCTAGATTGTATATCTCGTCTGGATTATGTTTATTGATTACAGTTGAAATTGTATTGTAATCAGTGAGATCACCATAATGTAAAAATAAAGTCTTATTGTAGATCTCTAGATTCTCAATTAAATGTTCTAACCTTGCAGTATTAAACGAAGAAGAACGGCGAATGATTCCATGAACTGTATAACCTTTAGAGAGCAACAGTTCTGTTAAATAAGATCCGTCTTGTCCAGAAATACCAGTAATTATAGCAACTTTACTCATAATATACCCCAGTGTTAATTATCTGCGGTTTTAACATAAATTCTATCAGTACTATACGCAGTACTGAATGATGTGGCATAAATGTAACCAAGTTTGTTAATTAATAAATTTTCTATCTCAGTTATGCTTGTATTATATCTTTCCAACCAACATGCTGCATGTTCAATACAAATAACTGGTCCATATTTTTTTATAGTTTCTATAGCACCATTTAGTGCGTGTAATTCATATCCTTCAACATCAAGCATTATAAGATCACATTCAGTTAGATTCAAATCGTCAATTAGTAATGTTGGGATATTTCCACTACCATTAACAAAATAAGCACCCGAATCTGTTGGATACATATTATCCATTTTTATCGTTTTATGCTCATCACCAAGACAACATTGAAACTTATATACATTTGGACTGTCTACATTTAATGTTAGACATAAAAAATTAATAGGATCGGGTTCAAATGTGTATACATGTTTGAATACAGAAGCAAATGGTTTAACTGTTAAACCACAGTTGCCACCAGCCTGTACCATTACATTTTTTTTAATACACAAAGGAAGTAAAACAGCATCCATACTTAATGTTTGTTTACTTAAGTTTAAAGTATTTAAACTATTTTTTGGCCAAAAATATCCATCAACTAATTGTATCAGATTTTTCATTTTTATATCTTTTCATTAAAAAAATAAATTTCTATGTGTTTAACTTTTCAAAGGTACGCACAAGACCGGCATAAAAACCAGACACATTTATTGGCAAATTAGAATTACCACAATAGAAATCAAGTTTGCTTTTATCTTCAATAAGTATTGGTACTTTATGCGATCCTAGTGTATTTATGAAGTTTGCTATGTTCTGTAAAGTATACTTTTGTTCATATGAACAATTGATTTCTTTATCTAGTTCACTATTGGTTGCATAATGCTCTACCAAAGAAATGAGATCTTTCATATAAAAGAAATCCATTATCTTATTTGTATGAATGATCATTGGTTCTTTTTTAATATAACGAATTATATTTGATTTTATGAATCGAGTATTCAATTCGTCATGATCAAATACTCCAAATATTTTTAAATTATAAAAGTTCCAGTTCTCAAGAATTTGTTTTGCAATTTCTCTTTTACTATTGGCATATGGCGTATTCCCATGAAACATTTCAGCACCAGAACCAAAAGAAATCAATTTAGAAAAACAGTGTTTATTTACAATCAAATTATTGAACATTGCCATATTTTGTTCAAATACAGAATTGTCATCTTCGTGTAATCTATTTCCACCACTTATGGCTGTGTGAATAACAACATCAAATTGTCGTTCATGAAACCACTCGCAAGTATCATTATAGTTCGTCAGATCAAAGTTTTGACGTGTTATTCTAGTTACATTGTATTTACTCGCAAGACTAATAAACAAATTTCGACCAATATAACCATTACCACCTGTAATTAATAAGTTCATTTGTTTAAATTCTTAGTTGAATTGATGGTATCAATGATACCTTTTTGCAAATCCATAACAGAATTCCAACCAGTTTCGTGTTTAAGTTTATGATTAGATCCACAAATGTATTTGGAAGAATAATTTCTGTATAGAGATTTATCATAGAATATTTCACCCATTCCTATTTCCTTTTGGATGAGTGCTATTATATCAAGAAGTTGGTATTCATTACCAGAACAAATATTGAATACTCCAATTTTTTGAGTTTCGATAAGTGCTGTAATTGCTGTGCAAAAGTCATACACATGGAGATAATCAATAGTTGTTTCACAACTGTTCAAAACTAAAGGTTGTTTGTTAATTAAATGATGAATTACTTTTGGTATTAGTCGTGTCGGAACATCATTTGGTCCATAAATGTAGCAAGGTCGTATCCAAGCCCAATTCATATCATTCTGTTCGCAAAACATTTTTGACATCTCTTTGACTATTGTTTTTGCTAACCCATAATAGTTTACGGGTGTTTCTTTTTGAGATTCTTCTGCTTTTGTTTGAATTATTCCATATTCAGAAAATGATCCAAATCCCATAAACATCGATGGTTGCTTCATCTTCTTCATAGTTTCCAGCAACAAGATGCTTCTGTCTATGTTTAGTCTAAACTGATCTAAAGAATTTAAATCGCTATAGTTGTTCCCGCCATTCCATGCACAATCAATCACTATGTTTGGACAGATCTTTAATAGTTGCTCATGATGAGTTACACATACATTTGATGTTTCAAAAAAAGTAACTTGATTCAAGATGTCTTTTATTCTGAAGGAATTTCTGGAAGCAACACAAATATCATGTCCTTGCATTAGTAAATGCCTAGACAAACTTGAACCCAAAAACCCATTTCCTCCTGTTATCAGTATTCGCATTTTATAGTTTATTCTTTATAGATTGTGCTATCTCTAAAATTAGATCTTCTTGTCCTGCTACTAATTTTCTATTGCCTAATTCAAATATCAACGATGAATACTCAATACCATGTAATTGTGATGCAGCAACAATTGGTTTTTCAAATCCGCTAAACAATCTCTTTAATCCTGTTAAAACATTTATAGGAGCAGAAACAGGCTGAGATGGAACAAGATATGACATTACTTTATCTGCTTCTTTAATTGTCTCCTTAAAGTCTATTCCAACTTTAAATCCACTTTGTTCCAGAACAGGTATCATTATTTCAAGTGGAGCATTTCCTGCGCCAGCACCAAAACCACGAATACAGACATCAATAAATTCTGCTCCACATTCTGCTGCTGTTAGACTATTTGCTACAGCACATCCTAAATTATTATGAGCATGAAAACCAATTGATATCCGAAGGGCATTCTTTAATTTTGTAATTCTTTCTTCTACATCGCCGGGTAAATATGAACCAGTAGAATCCATTATGATTACGCCATTTGCACCATAACTTTCCATAATTTTTGCTTGTTCAACTAGTTCATCAGCAGCGATTAGCGCACTCATCATCAATACTCCATATACAGCATTTCCAGATTTAGATAAATGTTCTATATGAGGTTTTGATAAAGTTGCCTCTGTGCAGTGTGTTGCTACTCTAACAATATCAACACCACAATCTAATGCATGTTTAATATCATCTAGAGTAGACAGACCAGGAATACTATGAATACCGAGTTTTGATCTTTTAAGAGATTTTCTAGCAGTAGTTAACATTTCTGTATCACTGTTTACAGCCTTACCAATCAATAAAGATGAAGCAGAAAGACCATTCCCATGGCCAACTTCTACTATTGGTATTCCTGCTCTATCTGCAAATTCACAGTACCGTTGGATACTGTCAAGACTGACTGTATGCTTTACACTATGATTTCCATCGCGCAAACTAGAATCAGTTAATATGATTTTCATTCATGTTTCTCCATAATGTTTCTGCTTCTTTAATTGCAGCACAATTAATAATATCAAGGTTTCCTGCATATTCTGGCAAATAATCACCAGAACCCCGTACTCGAACGCTCAACATCAACACATCATTTTCTTTAATTGTGGGGGACAAAACTAATTCATAGTATGGAATATATGTCTTTAGTTCTTCTATCTTATCCGCAATTTCTTCTATTAAATTATTGTTATTGATATTCTTTGTTTTGATGAACATCGTAGTTTGCATATCCACACATGGTTCTGCTGGATTTAAATTAAGAATAACCTTTGTGTTTTTGCATCCTGTAAATTTAGTTATGGCATTTTTTGTTGTTTTAATATATTCATCTATATTAATTCTTGTTGCCATTCCGGCGCTCTTGGATGATATCTGTGAAACTACTTCAATATATTCAAGACCACCACATCGTTTGGAAAGTAAATGTAGCATTGGTATTGATGTTTGACCACCACAAGTTATCATGTTTATGTTTCTTGTCTTTAGAATTGTATCTCCATTTATGTCAGGAACACACATATCTCCTACTTTGGATGGAGTCAAATCAATCACATGTATTTTTTGGTTTTCAAAAACTTCTGCATGTAACTTGGCATCAATAGCATTTGTGCAATCAAATACTACATCACATGCATTTTGATTTTGAATAAAATAATCAATACCTCTATCAGAAACAAATATACCTTTTTTCTTTGCAATTTCTATTGTTGGAGAATCCATTCTTCTTCCAACAAAAGCAACTACTTCTACGAAGTCTTTTTTCAATGACTTCAAAAGCAAATCTGTTCCTATATTTCCTGTTCCAATAATTGCTACTCTAATTTTTTTCATCTGTTCATACCTATACTTCGTTGATTCACACCAGAGATCATTGCAGTTTTAATCTCCTCTAGTGGTAGTAATGGTGACATTTCTTCTAATAAACCAGCCTGTATTGTGTTGTCAGCATTTTTAATTCCTCTTACCTTTGGAATGAATTCTTGATTTGGAGACATGAATACTTCAAGAATAGCCTGAGTTGAAGATGCAATAAAATCATCTATAGCATCAATTGTGTAATATTCATATCCAAATGCATTTGCCACTTTTTTGTAGTCTGGTAATTCTACACCAGTTTTTTTGTCAACACAAGTTTTTGTTCCACAAAATAACAAATTTTGAGTATGCTTAATCATTAAGTATCCATCGTTATTAAAAATAACGATTTTTACAGGCAGATCATGAGTTTTGATTGTTTGTAATTCCTGTAAATTCATCATCATCCCACCATCACAGTTCAAACACATAACAGGTTTACCAGCAAATCCTGCGCCAACTGCTGCTGCAATTCCATATCCCATTTCACCCAAACCAAGAGAAGTAAACATTTTTTGATTTGATTTGATATTGAATCCATAGAATCCGCTCAATAATGCAGTTCCCATATCGGTAACAATGTTGTAATTGTCTGGTACTTTTTTGGAAAACCAATCCATGAATGTATATGAATTAGTTGGATCACTTAAATGTTCTGGCATCACTAACGGATATTGATTGCGAGTATTAACACAGTATGTTTTCCAATTGTCTATCTGAAGATCGATATCATTAGATCGATCCAAAAGTTTGGATAAAACTGCATTCACATTCACATTGATGTTTTTTCCATTGAATTTTTTTGTTTCTGTTGGATCTATATCAATATGAATTATATGTGCATGGGGAGCAAAGTCTTTTTTCGAATAGCCAGTTTGTAGTAAAGATAACCTGCTACCAAATACAATTAAAAGATCACAATTTTGTGTTATAAAATTTGCTGCTCGTTGTCCATGAACACCAGGTCTACCAAAATTATTGACATCATCTGTTTCTAGTAAATCAACAGCCGACCATGTGAGAAGAGTTGGAATATTATGTTTAGAAACAAAGTTCCTGAAATACTGTTCAGAGTTTGATAACTTTACTCCATGCCCACCCAAGATTACTGGTTTTGTTGATTTATTAAGGCGATCAATTATATAATCAATATCATCTTCTTGTGCTATATCAATATGAACATCATCAGTTATTACATCCGTTGACTCGACTGTGTGAGATTGAACATCAAACGGTACTTCCAGAAAAACAGGACCAGGTCTTCCCTCTTGAGACAAAGTAAATGCTCTCTCAAAAAGAGAACAAACATTTTCCTTTGTTACTCTTTCTGACATCTTGGTATGTTTTTTATATGTGGTTACAGAATCATAACCCTGTATGCCATACATTCTCATATCAGAATATTGATCAATGTAATACGATTGCTCCTGCCCTGAAATAATAATACTTGGTATTGAATCTGCCCAGTTTGATAGAATACCAGTAAATGCGTTTGAAGATCCACCACCGGCAGTAACCAAAGCAATAGCCTCCATCTTTCCTGTTGCTCTGTAATAGGCTCCTGCTGCCATTACTGCTACTTGTTCGTGATGGACAGGAACAACTTTAATACTGGGATGTTTGTGTAATGAATCAAAAATGTGCGAATTAGCAGAACCTATGATACCAAACACAACTTTTATGTTGTGCTTCAACATTGTATTTACAATCGCATCACTTACTTTCATATATTTTACCAAATAAAACGATGTTTATAATATTCAACAATCTTTACTAATTCTTCATCAAACTGCTTAACGGGACTCCAACCCAGCGAACGAAGTTTTGTGTCATCAAGAGCATATCGTACATCTTGCCCCTGTCTATTGCAAGACAAATCAACATATTTGTCAAATTCAGATAAATCTATACCATTAGCAGTCAATATTTTCTGAACAGTTGTAAGATTACTCTGTTCGAATCCTCCGGCAATATTGTAAATCTCATTCTTAACACCGCTTTCGATTATTGTTATGATTGCATTGGCTGTATCTTCTGCATGAAGCCAATTTCGAATAGGTGTACCATTATTATGCAATGGAATCTTTCTTCCTAACTTTAGATATTTACATGCTTTTGGTATTAGTTTTTCAACATATTGTCCTATACCATAATTGTTTGTTGGACGAACTATAATATATGGAACATTATAAGTTCTTCCCCATGCCAAAACTAACATATCTGCCGCTGCTTTTGATGCAGAGTACGGATTAGATGGTTTTAGTAAATCCGATTCCGTGTGGGCGCCATCTACAATATCACCGTAAACTTCATCTGTGCTAAAGTGAAGTAGTGTGGGTATCTTTACATTTTCTTGTCTATAGTTCTTTATCAACTCTAAAATCTTATGAACTCCATTTACATTACTGGTAATGAAGTCATCGCTATTGGCAATAGAATTACCAACATGAGTTTCAGCTGCCATATTGATTATATAATCACAGTCATATAGAAACTCCAAATCATTAATATCACAATGAACAAATGAGAAGTTACTATACTGCTTAAATTCTTCTAATAATTGTTTATTGGCAGCATATGTTGTTTTGTCAACTCCCTTGACATACCACCCTTTCTGTAAACATAATCGGGTAACATACGATCCTATAAAACCCAAACATCCAGTTACATATACTACTTTCATTTCATTTTTCCTTTTTTAGTCAACATTTATAGGAATCCATTCTTCTGGAAACCATTTACCATTAATATAATCAAAACGAACATCTTTTAGATAATTAAACGAACATATTACTTTTTTATCTTTTTTACGATTGAGATATGCTCCCCACCAATGGAAACTACTATTTGCTATTATATTATGATCGCATAAAGTCATCAAACACATTTGTTCATATTTTGATAAATTTTCAGCATAAACAACATTGTCTAATTTTAGATTGGATTTTATCCATTCCCAACCATTATAAGAATCTAAAGGAGAACCAGAGAATATAAAGAACTTAAGTTTGGTGTTTGGTATTAGTTCTTTTATTTTCTGTATCGCGGCATAATAATAATCTAAGGATAGTATTAAAGATGCCCCCCCACCGTCATCTCTTCTGAATCCAATAGAAACTGTTATTTCTTGATCTTGGTTATGTTGTTGCAGATATTCATTAGATTTGTTTTGTATTTCATCTGTAAAAGTATACATTTCTAAAATATCGTCTTTTAGAAAATCAAAGTACTTATAAAAACCGAGATCTCCTCTTATTACATAATTATTACTAGAAGAGAGATGATACAAGTTTTTATCTATTTCTCCTATTAAAATTCCAGTTGGTAGTTGAGGAGTTATATTGTAAAAAACTTGTTCTTTTAGTTCATGTATTGAAACTAATTTTGGTTTAAATTTAAATGGTTGTTCTAATAACAGACCAAATATAGTATTATCAAAGTTTTCTTTTATCAGAATTGGTTCGTTTTTGCTTAACTTTGCAATAGCATATAAAGATGCATATTGTGACATCTGTGAACCAAAACCACAATCTGTTCCTAAATCTAGTTTAGTTATATAACCCATTTAAATTTATTGAACTCCTATAAATAGTTTTTAAAACTATTTTGTAGAACATTAATTCTGTTTTTATTTGTCATACCAGTAAGATGAGCAATAAATGAGTCTTCAGTCCAAGGTGATATTGGATCTGGTCTACCATCCCATACACTTCCTACTATTTTTTTATCTGGAACTCCACCTAAAAATTTATGTTCTAAAATTTTCATAACTTGTTTGAATGGTGTATCTCTATACATCAAATTTAAAGTTGTTTGATCAAAACCACCAGTTTTAGAATCTTGAATATATTTTCCAATGGTAACAAATGTTTTTAAAAACTCATCAAATTGTTCACCTTTATGTACTATGAAATTTCCAGTACTAAAAGAGAATCTATGAGGCCAATCCCAAGAGGCATAAAAACAATATTTGTCTTCTATTTGAAAATCATCTATTGAGTAATCGGAATTAGTTATTATAGAATCTGCATCAATCCACATAACATAATCATAATATTCCAACAGTTGACATGCGCGTAAAACTCGAATAAAACCAATAAATCCATATCCACAGTCTGATTCTTTAAATATATTGTGCCTTGTATCTGTTCCAAAAGATCGCATCGACATAAGATCGTAACCATGTTTTTGAACATATCTTTGTTTTGAAGGAAGAGTTAAATTAAAAACTTCTTCCATGCTGTTATCATGTTTATAATGTTCTTCCTTTAAAGTATCTGATGTTCCGGTTAATATTAATACTCTTTTATTCATAATTTAAATTTCATTAAAAAGTTGTTTGCTATCATTTCTATGTAGTCTAACTGTTCATCAGTAATTACTGGGCTTGTTCCCAAGAAGAAAGTATCAGTTGTAACTTTTCTGGCGTTTGGGAAATTGTTGATGATGTCATCTTGATTCATTATTCCAGAATAAGCAGGTTGTAACATGACATTACCAGCAAAGTATGGTCTAGTTTGAATCTTATTATCTTCAAAGTAGTTTACGATATCCTTACGCTTGAAAGGCGCACCATTCTTGATTGTAAGGGCAAAAGCAAACCAACTTGGATTTGCATGTTCTGTTGCTTTTGGAAGAACAAAGAATTCTTCATATTTAGCAAAGATATCACTTAGTCTCTTGTGATTGTGATTTCTCTTTTGTGTGATTATTGGTAACTTCTTTAATTGAGCAAGACCCATAGCAGCCTGTAATTCAATTGGCTTTAGATTAAATCCAATCTCATCATAGACATACTTGTGATCAAATACTTCATCAGGCAAAGAAGGAAGCCAATTAGAGAATCTGGTCTTACACATACCGTTCTTTAACATACTGGCTTTCTTACCAACACAATAACAACCTCTTCCCCACTCGCGGAAACTTCGAACTACGATCTCTTGCTGTTGTGTATTACAAGCAACAAATCCACCCTCACCCATAGTAATATGATGGGCTGGATAAAAAGAACAACTAGCGAAGTCACCAAAAGATCCCAATGGTTTACCGTTATAAGTAGAGTCTAATGCATCACAGCAATCCTCAAGGAACACTAAACCATAATGATTGACAATATCCATGAGTCTATTCATGTTTGGTGGATTACCCAAGACATGAGCAAAAGTAATTACTTTGCAACCTTCTTTTGCTTTTTGCTCTACTTGATCCAAATTAAGATTGAGTGTGTCGATATCAATATCAACAAACTCAGGAACAAATCCTACTTGGAAAATAGGATTGATTGTAGTGGGAAATCCGGCAATAGGAGTAATTACCTTTGTTCCCTTTTGGAAGTTTGTCAATCTCTTGGATGTAAGAGCAGACATCATAAGCAGATTAGAACTGCTTCCGCTATTAGTCAGAATACCAAAATCCTTCCCAACATACTTTGGGAATTGATGTTCAAAACGAATACCGTTTTCTCCCAATACAAGCCATCCATTTAGCAAGGCTCGTATTGCTTCAACATATTCTTCTGTTCCAAAGTATGGACCAGCATACTGGACAACATCTTGTCCGGCAATCCACTTCTTTGATTCATTCTTCTTGGTTATAAACTCTTCTACTGCTTTTAAAATATCTTCCATAATTAATGAATTCCCATACCCCAATCATTCAGATTGGGAATATTAAATTGTTTCACACATGTCTTAATGAACTTGTATTTGTAATTAGTTTCTAACGGTTGCTTTTCGTAGACATCATAGCCTACTTTTAATGGAAAGTCAAATGATTTATACTCCCAATTAAAATTATTGACTGATGCATCATATGCACTGGCTGGTATTGTATCTACACCGAACTGTGTTCTGTTTACATAATCAACTATCTTCCAGTAGTATTGTTTTATTCCTACGGCTTTTTTATCCAACCATTGCAAATGTGCAATGAATAATCTAGGAATAGCAATATGTCCCTGCTTTTCGGGGACAGGCAGATGCTCAGAATGCATTTGTGCAGTTTTAAACTTGGTTGGTTTGCTATATGAACCAATTCTATCTTTGAAATTATATCCCAAAGGACCATCAACTCTTATTTGATTGGTGTTAGTATATTGAACCCACTGTGTATGGATGAGAGTGTCTTTATTTGCTTCTAGAATGATCTCTAATTGCTCTTTGGTCAAATCACCATCCAAGTATTCATCCGTATCCAAACAAATGATATTACCAGAATGTTTAAATGCTTCATCAAAAAGGCGTTGTCTTATTTCGGATTCTATTGGTGGAGCATCATCCTTGACACCAGTAGTCATTACGGCAAGAATGTTGTACTTCTCTCTGTTTTCATTTAGAAACTCTAGTGTACCATCATCTGAACGATCTACCATAAAAACAAATGCATCAGCATATTTCTGCCAATGAGGCATCATTTCTTTGATAAGAAACAATTCATTACGAGTAAGTGTTATCTGTACGATCATAAAAGATTTGCTTTCTCTAAAACTCGTGTTAAAAGTGAACTAGCATAATACTTTGCTTTTTCAAAATTGTAATTAATTTTTTCTAAGTTTGAATTATAATAATCTTCTGTGTAATTATGTGAGAAAATATTTTGTAAATTTATCCAATAACTAGTATCAAAAAAATCTGATATGTTTGGGCAGCCCCAATATATTGGTATTGTTTTTGTTATTAAACAATCTATTAATTTTTCTGAAAAATAATTTATTTCACCAGAACTTTCAATCGCAACCGAATACATTGAATAAAATAAATTGATTTTATCATCGTTTGGTAGTTGCTGTTCGTTTGGTAAAGGAAATCTAGTTGATGTATAAAATTTTTTCACACAAGGAATCATATCTTTATGATACCATATTTTTTGGCGTATATCATAACCATATTTACCAACAGATGCACCACATATCATACTAATTGAATTGTGTTTTTCAAGAAAACCTAGATTATCAGTAAATCTACCAAGAGAATCTATATGATGTGTATATTTGTTTAACCATGTTGTTCCATATGGTAATAAATAAGAATTCTTACAATTTTGTAATACTTTTGGATTTGCAGTCATTATTGCAGTATATTTTTCTTGATTTGCAATAATATGATCTGCCTGTTCGACCCAAGCAGAAGTAGTTGGTTCATTGCAGTTTACAAATATTTTTGTCTTTGCATCTGAAAAAAATTCAACATTTCCACCTGGTCTTTTGTTTTTCCCAAATCTAGTAAAATGAATTTCACATGGTTCTTTTACTAAAGGTAATTCGCTATCCGGGTACATGTATTCTGCATTAATTATTAATGGTTTCATTTATTTTTTTCCATAATATATCATCTGACATTTCCAGATTAATCACACGATTCAAGTTATCATGAACGGCATTAAGTTTTGATTTATATAAATCTTCTGTCAACATATTAATATCAAAATTGGAATCAAGAATTATTATACCATCCATATTAAATAATTCACCAATACTTGGGCTTCCCGCATACACAGGAATAGTTCCAGTTGCAAAGCAATCAGTAATCTTCTCTGTATAATAGTTATCATAGAAATCATTCTCAACAACAACAGAAAACATATAGTCCTTTAGACCATACATTTTACTCATCCAAGGTCTAGTCGGATCGGTATCTGGTAGTCGTGGAGAACCACATGCACCACCAAATAGATCTAAATTCTCTTTGAATCTATCTGCATATTCATGACGAATTATGTGCCCCTTAGTCATTCGCTTTGCAGATGCAACCATACTGACTAATTTACTCTTCGGATATACTCCATATTCCGTATCAGGAATCCAAGGCAAATTACTTCCAGATGCACAGTATTCAAATACGGGAGAAAAACCAACAAGTTGTTTATCTGAAACAAAGATCTTCTTAAATCGTTTTTCCAATGTAGAAAAATTCCAATTTAAAAATGTTGATGTATCTCGCACGATTGATCTAGATTCACAGAGCCAACCATATAAGTTTTTGACTGTAGCAGGTATTAATTCATATTGCAGAATAGCGTTATCAATCAACACCAAATGATCTAGCGGACCATGTGGTGGAAATTCCCATCTGAAGTTCTTTGGTTTACGATTGGAACAAGAAGAATGCTGTGGTTCAAATGGAAACCCATAACCATACAACACATTCATTGTTTAACTTCCATGAAAGAATTACCGGGAGATTGCCACTCAATTAATTCTTCATTATAGCCCATATTTTTTAGTGCTTCCTTTTTCGAAGGAGCATCTGAAAGACCCATCATGAATACAGTATTCTGATCTTGCTTTCCCGGCCAAACACAATAATTTTTATCCAGAATTGCAATTTTTTTATTTTTTACATACTGGGTCAGACAACCAAGAAAAGTTTCATGATCAAATACACTTCCTTTATTTTTGCGAACAAACTCACAATGAGAAATCCATGTTCTAATAAAGTCTAATGTATCTGAATTGTAATTAAACCAAAGTGGAGAAGATTTAGTTGTAATTAAATTTTGAGGATCGTGTCCGGCTATACCAATATTAACTCCCATATTACTAAGACCATCAAATGCAGTTGGTTGCTTCATAATGAAGGTATCAATATCCAACCAAAGAAGTGGTCGTTGATATTGCGTAAGTTTTGAATAAATGTATTTTGGTTTTAATAAGCAGTTACTTTGATAACTGCCTTGAGATTGTATCTCAGCAACCTCATGCGGAATGCCAAAAGTATGGCATTCTGAAATGAACCTTTTTGCATGATCGCTATAATAGGTTTGACCATCTACATCACAAAAATAACTAATCACGAGTGTATTCATATTATTTACCTATATGGTATTTAGGAACTAATTCCCATTCCTTTTTATCTTTGTATGGAATAATCTTAAGTTGCGCGATACTAAGTTGATGATTCTTGTATTTCTCATCTAGTGGAGTAATCAATCCCCATTCAGTGAGTAGTTTAACAATAGTATTGCGTCTTGCAATATCATTTTCACTAGTATCTGTTTCTAGCCCATCAAGAGCCAAAAGTTCCTTGAAGTGAAGGATTGCATATCTGCCTCGTTTATGCAGTATATGACAACTTTGATATAATTTTTTTTCTTTGCGGGAAGAAACGCCAATTCGAGTTAGTGTTTCTTTTACTTTGAGGAAGTCATCTTCATGCTTTAGACTAACTTCAACGCCGTATCCTTGAAAAATATCTTCCGTGTTATTCATAGTAAACCATTTCTTAAATACCTAATGCCTCTTCATTATTGGCACAGATATTTAGTATATGGCTACTTTTGACCACCAGTAAAGGTTTGTTCCTTCAGTAGTTGAATGTCCTTTTCAGAAAGCAGAGGAAGCACATCTTTGGCTGTCTTGTGGGAGTAATTATAGACTTGCTTAAGCATGTCGATTACTTCGCTCTCCTCATCCTTGAGCCATTTGCTGAAACGCTTTCTTTGTCGTACAGAAAGACGTAGATAATCGAAGTGCATCTTCTTTGGGATGGATGGAACCTCGTTCATCTGATTAGATTGCAGCACGGTGTCAGGAAAGTAGGATAAACACCGATTTACGACATAGGGGGTATAGTCCTTTTCGTTCAGGTTATTCTCTCCATCTAGGAGACTTTCCTTTGAGTAATTAATGGCTGTTAAGAAGTCGCCTAATTTCATTTGAATTCACATCCCATCATTAGTTCAACCACACAAGCCACCATATTGATCTCCTGATCCGCCACGAATGCCGACTTGTACTGATACTCCGCAATAGTCAAAATGGCAGTGGGAATAGATCCAGACTTCAGATACTCGTATAGACCCTCATAGAGTTTACGGAAGATGTGTTGTGGATCGTTGTCCATATTGGAAACAACCCAAGAACGAGCCGAACTAAAGTCCTTCTCCTTCATATACCCCATCAGATCCTTGATCTTCAATTGACCGGCTTCACTGAGAATACCGACATCAATCACACCCGCAGCAGAATACCTCTGGAGTTCGTTTAAAGTCCTTCTGAAGTCAGGGAAATGCTTTATAATGAGTTGGGACAGAACTTTGCTATCGAAGTCGATCTTTTCATTCTTTAGCACAAATTCACATCGCTTCAGGAACTGCTTGGCTAGTTCTGGCTTCTCTTTTGCGGGGATGCTAAAGTCGATACAGGTGCAACGAGAATGAATTGGCTCAATAATCCGGTTCTTGTAATTACAAGTCAGAATAAATCGGCAGTTCTTAGCAAACTCCTCAATCGCACCACGCAATGCTGGCTGAATAGATTGAGCATTTGAATAATCAAACTCATCAAGGATAACTATCTTCTTAGATGCAGACAGTGAAATGGTAGAAGCAAACTGACGAATCTTGGTACGCAGAGTATCAATATTGCCATCCTCTGAGCAGTTGATGATAATCCAATCCGCGCCAAGTTGATTACAGAGTGCGCGAGCCACACTAGTCTTTCCTGTTCCTGCTTTACCGGATAGGAGAAGATTAGGGCACTCACCAGACTCTACGATATCCATGAAAGTCTTCTTCAGAGATTCTGGAAGAATACAATCATCGATTGTTTTCGGACGATACTTTTCTACAAATAGATTGATTTCGCTCATAATAAACTCCAATAAAAAAGGACGACTGGAAACCCAATCGTCCTTTTGAACTCACGGTTTCTTTTAGTTATTGTAACTGCTAGATGACTCTAGTGCAACCCAATACTTCAAGGAAAGATCCTTGTGAGTAAATTGACTGATAACAGACTTGGCGATCTGTACCTCATATTCTCCGGGGAGGAACTTCAGATTCTCAATACGGAAGTCGAATGAGAATTCTGCGTCACCCCTATGATCACCAAGAGTTACGCTAAACTGATTGCAAGTCGGATCATTCTTGTCGCAAACAACGCCAATGATCTTCTTACCATCAGTTGTAACGGAGAGATGGGGAAGTTGTAGAACTGATGAAGCACGAACGAGTTCATCGAACATACTCTCAGTCAGATCAAAGTTAACTACTGCTTCTGGCATGTTGATTGACTTTGTGGGAACAGTCAGCAACTTTGGCTCAGAATAGTAATACTTAACCTTTGATCCATTACCACCAGAAACGGTAACATACTTATCCTCAAACTCAAACTCAGCGTCCTTGAACAGTGAAACTGTACAAAGAAACTTGTTCATGTCCCAAATACCAAACTCGGTATCAAACTTCTCATCAACGGTTGCTTCAGCCATGACATTCTTGGCTGGAGCAACGGTAGCAATCTTGTTGCCTGGCTTGACAAGAAGATTGGAGTTGATTGAAGTAAAGTTCTTTAGAATTGTTTGTGTTTGCTTTGAAATTTTCATAGTTGTAGATGTAGTCATTTTTTTATTCCTCGTCTTCCATTCTATCCATAATATCTTCGATGTCAACAGTTCCGTGCTTAAAATCATCCATAAGGCGGCGGGTATCATGACGCGCGCCTTTGTTCTTCTTCACGCGGGTTTTCTTTACTGTGCGCTTGAAGTCACGATTGTCGGGTTCTCTTCCTTTATAGTTTTCTGACATTTAAAAATCCTCAATGTTCTCAATCAAATTCTTTAGTTTCTTTTCGATCATGTAAGACATAACCTTTGTCTTTGAGCCAACAGTTGGCTTTTCGAACTCTTCAAGGATCTTCTCTTCCAGATCCACAGGAATACAAGATAGATCAATGATAGACTTGTTTCTGTCATAGAATGGCAACTCCTGAATGCGGTTATTCACGATGTCGTCCATAACTTTAGACATAACCTTGGTTGTAAGTCTCTTCTGTGACTTTTCTTCGTTCACGAAGGTATCATCATCAGAGAGAATGTTTGGAACTCCATCAGAGGAATCCCCACGGGCAATATGTTCCAATAGGAACATCTTTGGATTGCCTGTGCTGATATAAGACTTCTTCAACGGACTGTATTGAAACACATTTTCAAATACGCCAAGTTGCATGAAATCCTTATCATTAGATAAGATAAGAATCTTTTCCATCTTATGGAAGTGCTTTGCAAGAACAAAGATGATATCATCAGCTTCGGTTGTCTCAACCGTGACACTCTTATATGGGAAAACTTCACGAATCTCCGAACGAATCTTATGAAGACTATCGTAAATCGCATCCCAATCCATATCAGAATTACTCTGACTCTTCTTGCGGTTTTGCTTGTACTGTGGGAAGATCTTCTTACGCCAACAGTTACTTGAATCGTTACATATTACAAGTTGACCATATTCACCACGGAATTCTGAATTATACTTACGATAAGTATTCAGAACCATATGGCGAATATATTCTTCATTCAGTTCGGGGTAATCTTTCATTGATTGAAAGATACTAGCGAGAATTATTTGATTGTTATCTAGGAGTATAATGTTGCACCTCTTTTGCTTTATTATAAGCGAAAGAGTTGAGAAGTCAATAAATATTTACCCACTGGCTGCTGTCACCATCATCAATATACTTATAAATTTTTCCTGTGGAGACATCTAGCCATTCATCTCCGGCATTTACATTTGATGGTGGTGTTGATGCGGAATAAAAATTAACTCCGCCACCAATTGTAGACCATCCAGCATGGGCTGGTGATGTTTCGGAAATTGTATAGTTTGCAACATATGTTTTTCCGTTATAGTCAACAACATCGCCAGCGTTATATACAACGAGCCTTCCGTTCTCGTCATATGCTCGGTATTTGCCTCTAAAGTTTAAATTATCGTAATTCATTTGATGGCTCTAAGAATTAGCGTATGCCCATTGATTCTGCCCTTTGGCAAAGATTCTTTGGTGTTAATTGCCTTCCATGCATTATTTATAGCACGAATACCATCTTTCTTCGCTACCTTGATAAAATCTGTTGGCTTCTTTACAGTCTTTTCCTTCGATTGATCTAGATCAAAACCAATGATGCTAGATCCCTTAACAACCAATCCACCCTGACTTGGATCGCCAACAAACAAAGTAGCCTTACGAGTCTTTGTGTTGTATGTAATCACTGTAGAAGCACCAATGATATCTTCTGGCATAATAGATTCTGCGCCAGTATTAGTATCCTTTGCAAGATACTTCAACTTCTTTACCAGTTGCTCTGGCTTACGCTTCTTCTTCTTTCTTGGCTTTCTATTGCTCTTCACAATAGACATACGCAACTTTAGATGATCACACAGCATCTTATGAAAGTCATAAAACTTTCTAAGTTTTGGCTTAGAGAAGAAACTATAACCTTCTAAAAGTTCTTTGTTTTCTCCAAGAAGAGCCATCTTAAGTTCTTCTGAGCGTGGATCAAATGTTTGGAGCATAAACTCACAATGCATTCCACTTGGTTCAGCAGAAGTGAGCCACGCTTCGATGTCAAATTGCTTATAGTGTGGTCTATTTCCACGAAGATATTCCATGTATTCATCAACTTGCTCTTCTAATTCGGAAGCAAGTTCACATGATTGCGCTCGAACACGATCCCGAACAGAAATAGTTTCAACTGGACTTTCATCAGTGGAAATCAACTTTCCCTTTTGAATAAGGGAAGCAATTGTTTCATCTACTCTCTGTTGAAACATAGGTGGAAGAATACAACCCTTGTTTGATGCTTGGCACTTTCCACCAATCGCTCTAAACTCAAATGCTTCAGTTCCTAACTTACGCAAGAATTCACGATCTGTGATCTTCAAGCGATCAGCATAATCCAAAACAGCAGATCGATAATCTCGTTCGCTGTATCGTACATTATACCAATTCGCTGCAAGAGCAAGCGACCATGCAACCTTTTCAATGTCTGCAAAGTCTTCCTTGTTCCAAAGTTTCCAATTGGGTTCTTTACCGTAGAAAATGTCTTCAGTGTTTTGTTTAGTCATGGCTTATAGAATACGAATATCGGTTCATATTTTAAATAAGTTCCGTCAACTTTGCAATAGTTTTTACACTTTGGCACACCATTTTCATCAAGTCGATTCTGCCCCGGCATAGATTCTAGAGCCATCTTTAACATGCCCTTGTATTCCATACCAAGGCTCTCAAGAACATCTCTTGAATCTTTTTCAAGTGGAAGATACTCACCACTAATTAATAGGTCAGCAATATTCCATAATAGATAACGGTCGTTCTTAAGATACTCAAAGCAAGTTTCAAGAGTTGGCTTTAAGAAACCATCACGCCACGATTCATATGAACTGAACTTCTTATATGATTGTTCAGGATCATCAGAATAGGCTTCACGATTGAAGTATGGCGGCGAAGTAAAGACAAGATCAATCTTTCCCTTATATTTCTGGAAAGATGGATTGTCCTTTATTACTTCTGAACCTTCGCAGAAAACTTCGAATGTATTTGTGTGGCTGAAGAATGGATTGCTTCGATAAGTTTTTTCATTGAAGAATGAAGCAAGTTGCCCATATCTAGAATCAGTTCCATGATGGTTGTCACTATTAGGATCAGTGCCAATGTAGTGAATAACCCGATCATCACGAACAGACATAGCACCCAGAATACGACCTCCCCAACCGCTTGAAGGATCGTAGATATGAATTGCATTATCTTGTTTAATATGGTTTGTGTATCGCTCATACAGATATTTAGCAGTTAGAGGTGGGAAGTTTACAGCAACTTGAATATACCCAATACGGAAAGAAGCAAAACCGGCTGGAAATACTCGTTCACCTTTCTTGTAAATCCGTATAGAATATACTTTATTGTCCTGTAGGTTCTCTGAATCAAATGTGGAGTAATGTCTGTATGACATCTTTGGCTTCCACATGACAAATTGATCTTTAGTGATCTGTAGAATATCACTCTGTTGAATCTGAAAATACCCAGTATTCAGTCCATCACGGATCTCTACTTCTTCTAGCATGAAGTCATATCCTTCAAAGATAGAAGGACTTCCGAAGAATGCTTCTAACCATTCTTCACCAGAATCAACATCAACGATTGCATACTTTGTATTATGCTTTATGGCAGACAGAGCATGTCGATAAAATGAATCACGACGAAGATGACGCATGGCGCCGCGAACAACACGATCTTGGAATTTGTCATCTGAGAATAAGTCATAAACAGAATAACCATTATCCTTTTCTGTGTAATTGATACGAGTCTTCATCATGTTGGAGAACCACTGATCTGCTTCTCCACCAATTCTAGCCTTATTAATAATTACATCATCAACAGTTCCATCTGTGTTTAGATCATCAGTATGAGTAAAC